TCGAGAATAATATTAGCTACATCATAGCCGGGTTCTTCCTGGATAAACTGATCGAGTGTTAATTGTTCCATGCTTTTTCTCCCTTCTTTATGCTTCGAGTTCGCCTTCATCATCTTCTTCAAAATCGTAGATATAGAAAACTTCGTCAATAATCTTCAAAAACGGCCTTATATTCCAGATATCATCCTGATTGCCTATAAGTTCATGTTTTGCCGGGTCCGGGTCTACGTTTTCTTCTTTGAGCAGCTTTCGGAAATACTCTTTCAGATCCTCTACATCCGAAGTCCTGTATAACTCATATTCCGAGTAGAAGTCGCTTGTTACCAAAACAAGTTTTGTTTCGCCGGTCAATTCGGGCTTGCTGTAATCGTCTGTTAAAGCGTAAATGCTGTCGGATGATTCCAGGTTAAATTCAAGATAGAATTTTAATTCCGCATCATCCACGCTGTTTGCTTCGATGTATCCTAAATGATTGTTGGTTTGCATATCGTAAATTGAATATCTCATGATTTATCCTTCCTGACCGCCTTTGGCCCGGCGGCCGGGGCCTGTTGGTTTACTTTGTTACGTAATCGATATAATACGGATTGTCGGCGTTGTGGTAGTCCTTGCCATAATTGACAACCTGGAAAAACTCTTTATTCAGACACCACGCAAAAGTCCAGGCCGCTTCCATTGTGCTGAAATATTTTCTGATTGTTTTCATTTTTTCACCTTCCTTCCTGATGATCCCGGCAGCGGTTAAGCCGCCGGGGGTATGTGTATTTATCCGATAACCTGGAACCCTTCCGAAAGGTCCACTACTGAATTGATCGGAAGTATCATATATGCTGTTGTGTCGTTTTCTAACATTACAGGCTGCTTCTTTGCCTTTTTGCTGTCGTATCTATAAGACGTTGAACCGGTAGCAAGTAATGCGTTGTATAGAAAATCGGCATTAAGTACAATCCCTTCGGCTGTTACATAGACCACTTTGGCCCCGCGGCGGCCGTTCTTTGCGGCTTTTATGCCTTCTTTGCAATCCTTCGCGGTCAAGTAAATATTGCCGGTCGCGTTAAGTTCAGTTTTCATGAATGAAGCGTATGTATTCGCGGTCAGATCATCCAGGGCTTCGCCTTCTATCGCTTCGGTCGTTCTCATGACCTGGTGGCCTTCGCTTGCGTATGCGATCCCGTCAAAGATTCCGGATTTAATCGGGCTTTTGTCGCGGGTGGCCCACTTTACAAGCTGGTCAAAAGCCTTTTGTTCGTTGCTCTTGCGCTCTTTTTTGACCGGCGCGGGGTCCTGTACCTGGTCAGAAGTGGCAGCGGGCGCGGGGTCCTGTACTGTTTCCGGTTCGCTTGCGGGTGTGGCTTCGGTATCTTCGACCGTTTCCGGCCCCTTGTCGGGGTCGGTATCCGGTGAAGTGGTATTGATTCCGAGTATGTAGTTTACAGCCTTGCCGGCCTTGCTGGATGCTTCTACGATCATCTTTTTGTTTTCCCTTAAAGCTCTGGACCAGCCTTCTATATAAGCGGCGGAATTTTTGAAACTTGCGTTTGTTTCGATCCCGGCCATATTAACAAGTGTCGCCGCGCCAATCTCGGCGACAAGTTCTTCCTTGCTGTATTCTTCGCTGCCAAAGTGGGCCGTCTCGGTCAGTCTGTTAAGCCTGGAAGCGTGGCCGGTCGAATGGGTCAGTTCATGGAACAGGGTACTGTAATATTCGGCTATGCTCTTAAACTGTTCGATCGTGGGTACCACTACGCAATCCATAACCGGGCTATAATATGCTCTATTGCTTAACTTGTCGCGGGTCAGTGTGGGATGATTCGCGCTGTTCATATAGCCTTCCACGAAGTTTTCCGCTTCCTGTACGGGGTCCAGGATCACGCGCTTTGCTTCCTTGCGCTCTATGCCTTCGGTATCGCCGATCCAAAATACGGTGTAATATCTCAAAAACGGAATATTCTTCTTAACCTTGTTACCGTCTTTATCTTCAACTTCAATAGGAAGCTGCTTCCAGAATGTAACTATTTCAGACTTCGCGCCCTTCTTAACCTTGCCGCCGAGTGTTTTAACCTGGTTAAAGGTCAGGTATGCGTCATCATGCTTCAAAAGTATCTGATTCAAAAGGCTGTATGCCTTGCCGGTCGTGTAGTTGTACGCGCCGGAATGGCCGCCGGTCCAGGGCTTGCGCCACGGGATAGTACCTTCTTTGAGCTGCTCAAGTATGCGTTCGGTGATGATTTCGTAAATGTCTTTTTTCATGGTGTCTACCTTCCTTTGTTTTCTCGCCCTTGTCAGGCGGCGTCTTGTTTGATCTGAACCCACTATAACACGGGTCGTGTTACAAAGTCAACACCCAATTTTTACACGATCCGCAACGAAAAACCCGCAAAGCCTTGATTTTACAGTGTTTGCGGGCCAAAAATTTTTTTGAAAAAAGTTTTTTCTTCCATATAAAGCAAAATTCCAAAAGGCAAAAGGTCCAGGAAAACACGCGGCAGCTTTTGCGGATGTGATCGGCCTGGATGATCGGCAGCGCGGGCAAGTGGCATTTATTCCTTAAAGGAAAATGTATAAAGTGAATATAAATCTATTCACAAGATATGGTATAAATCCCGTAAAATGGGTATTTACAAGTACAACTTATTGTGGTAATGTGATAATGTAGGTTATAGTATACAGATTTACAGATCCGGATTCTATCCAGGTCTGTTTTTTATGGTCAAATATGGAAAATATAAACAATCAGACAAAAGAAAACAGCATAGAAGATCCTGTTATAGATCAGACTGGATGCTGCTATGATCCTATAAGGGATATCAAAATATATAATTGTGTTTTGTCTGATGATATTACTAATATTTCAGGCTATACAGAAGAGGGTACAAAAGCCAAATATATATTTGATAGACACAAATGGTTTTATGGCCCTGAGATATCCAAATTAAATCTAATTACATTTAATCAGTTAGATAAAGATGAACATAAAAGAATCTCATCCCTAGGTGGTTCACATACTCAAGACAATATTAGAGTAAAACGAACTCTAAACGATATAGCTAAACAGATGCTAGAGGTAGAGTTAACTGAGAATGTAATTGATGAGATATTAGGTGATAGTAAACAGTTAATAGGTGATGATAAAAGCTCTGGGGCTGTTATGATAGCAAAGATGATTCAAACAGCATGCGCCGGATCGTTTAAGGCGGCCGAGTTCGTGCGCGATACTGCGGGCTATAAACCCAAAGGAATAAACGAGCTGGATATAACAGCCAACATTATGACGGATGAGGACAGATCCTTAATAGATAAACTTAATAAACGTCTGACAGGATAAGAACAAATGTTCTAGCCGATAAATACTTATTTATCGGTATACATAAATCAATATATAGTGTAGTGGGTTAACAGGTATACATCATATAGTGGTATGGTAGTGGATAGAGATACGGACCACAATATATAGTGGTGATCTTTGAATGAATCTTTCTTTGATGATCCTATATTTTTTCTGTATTCTATCTTTTATTTGACCTGATCCGGACCGCTGCCGATCCTGGGCCGGTATACCACCCCTGGAGTCAAAAACGCAAGGTTCTAAAAAAGGAACTATGGACCCCGTCAGAAAATTTTATAAATTTTTCCTGGGCCGCTATAACAACCGTTATCGTAACAGACACTAAAACGGACATATACGAAGTAACCTTCCATACTTCTTAAACCTCCACTTAAAAGGCATCGTGCTGAAATGCATGGTGCTTTTTTAGTGGGCAATACCACTCCTTGCTATGCCCCGTCATGTTGATCCCCCTTCGTGGCGGGGCGCACATCCTTAATGAAATGACAAGACAGGAAATAGACAGGATATACGACAATAGAACAACCTCGGTACACGGTGATGGCCAGAATGAATATCGTGGTGACATATTTGCACAGCAATCACCCATTCCTACTGATCTGAACTCATTTTACGGAGTAGGCCCGAATGTATTAACGCGGGACGAATTACAGGACGTTGTAAACCGTATGAGTAATGACGCAACGCGGTTAAGGGAAGGTTATAATACTGCGTTTCCTGATGATCCGTATTATTCCCCGAATCAAGGCACTCCGCTTCCTGATGAGTTCCGTCTTAACAAATACTTTTCAGATTACGAAAGGCACGATTCAGGGGATGACGACGATTACGATGTGCTTAATTACCTCAACGAAAATCCGCAAGAGAAGGGGTTAGCCGACTATTTCGCAGAAGCTGGTGCGGTGGGATGGCTTTACGATCGAAGTTTTACCACCCCGGAGAAAGCGGCTTTAATGAAAGGCCTTGAAGTGGCGCGTGGACTTAATGACTACCGCAGACAGCAGAACCTTGAACAGATGCGTAAGGATATGACTTACAGCGACTTTCTTGGGGAACTGATGCAAGAAAGAGAAGCGAATCCTGATCTGTATGACTTTTCCATAAGCGCACATCCACAGGAGAAAGAATCAGTTAAGCCGAGAGCGAGACAGAGATACATCAAATGACGGACATTCAATCCTTACGAGATAAGGAAATAGAATATTGCCGAACAAACATAGAATACTTCGTTGACACTTATGGTCATATCGAAGATAAGGACGCAGAGGACTTAATACAGCCGTTCAAGATGTGGGATGCACAGCGGGATGCCTTGCGGAGTTTAATGAGCCACAGATGGAATGTGATCCTTAAAGCACGACAGTTAGGTTTTTCGTGGCTGGTACTTCATATCGCTGCACACACGCTTATATCTCCGGGAAAGACGGTTATCGGCCTTTCAAGAACGGAAGAAGAAGCGAAGGAACTTGTCAGAAGGCTAAAAGTCATTTTCACATACATGCCGGAACTGATCGCAGATAAAGACTATCTTCCTGTTAATTGGAAGGGTGCAATCTTCGAGAGTACGGCACTAACCTTGAAAATCAAATTCAATGAGACACAGGAAAGCAAGTTTCAGGCATTTCCTTCATCACCGGGTGTAGGACGTTCATTTACGGCCAACCTGATTATCTTTGACGAGTGGGCTTTCCAGCAATTTGCCCGTGAGATATGGCAAGGTGGATTTCCCACGATAAACAGGCCGAACGGCGGTAAAGTTATCGGACTTTCGACCATTGAGCGCGGATCGCTCTTTGAGGAACTGTTTACCGACCCTGATAACGGCTTTAACAAGATTTTCATACCGTGGAACGCTGATCCGAGACGTGACGATGAGTGGTATGAGCGTACAAAACGTGCTTTAGGCGACTTAATCACGGCAGAGTACCCCGCATCCATTGAGGAAGCCTTGACAGTACCCGGTGGAGCATACTTCCCCGAAGTGAGAAGGGCAACACATGAGGTTGACGAGCCGTTAGAAGGCAAATTACGGCGATATGTGAGCATTGACTACGGTTTGGATATGCTTTCCGTCCATTGGATAGCGATAGACGTACACAATAACGCACAAGTCTACCGCGAATACGATTCACCGAACATGACCATCACACAGGCCGCAGAGGTAATAAACCGTATCGGTGCTGATGAATACATAGAAAACTACCTTGCCCCGCCTGATTTATGGAACAGAAGGCAAGAAACAGGCAAAAGTGTGGCGGATATATTTAGCGAACAGGGAATTTCCCTTACAAAGACGAGTAATGACCTGTTCAATGGCTGTATGGCTATGAAAGAGTGGCTTCGAGTACCCGAAAATGGCAGACCACCCTTGACATTCCTTAAAGATACCGCCCCGAACCTCATAAGATGTCTGCAAAAGATACAAAAAGACAAGAATAGACCGAAAATTTACGCTAAACAACCACACGATTTGACGCATGACGTGGATTCATTACGTTGTTTCTGCATTTGGTGGACACGCGCCCCGTTAAAAGACCGTAAAGACCGCCGAAGAAGGTGGAGTTTAGACCTGATAGAGGACTACAAACACGCTAATCAGGAGATAAAAGAGTTAATGATTGCTCAATTAGGAGAGCCGAGGTTATGAATTGGCTGAAAAGGACTATGGAGAAGATCAAAAATCCCGAAGAAAACAAGGAATTGAAGCGTTGGCAGAGCAAATATGAGGACGCAAAGACCAAATATGATGCCGTTTTGAAGGATATGGACATAAATGAAGCCTATTACGAGGGTTCAAAGGCAGTCTACGGTCCTGATAAACAGTCAATCGCAAAGAAACAGGCGATAAACGTCAGGAACATCGTCTATGAGCTGATCGAAAGCCAGGTTGATTCCTCCGTTCCGATGCCGAAAGTAACAGCTATGCACCCGGAAGATGAAGAATTAGCCAACAAGATCGAGAAATTCCTTGAAAACGAAGTTAGAACTTTAGGATTTAAGGGCATAAATGACCTTCAAGAGCGTATTGTACCCGTTCAGGGCGGTGATTTCTTCCTTGTGGAATGGGATAACACGAAAGGTTATCACTGTACGATAGGCGATTTAGCCGTTTCAACCATTCATCCCCGTAATGTCATACCCCAGCCGGGGGTTGTTGACGTAGAAAAGATGGACTACATCTTCACAAGAACGGCACAGACCAAAGAATACGTCAAATTACGGTTTGGAAAAGACGTTTCTATGGAAGATGAGACGGATGCGGAGATAAGAGACGGGTCTGTATCGGAAGATTTAGTCACCGTTATCACGGCATATTACAAGAATAAAGACGGTGGTATCGGACTTTTCCGCTGGTGCGGTGATGTAATGCTTGAAGATATGGAAGATTATCAGGCAAGACAGATTGAAGTCTGCGAAAAGTGCGGCAGACCCCGTGTCGGACAGGAAGAACAATGTGAATGTGGGTCAAAGAAGTGGAAAAAGGAGACCGATTCGATCGAGAAGGTCAAAATGGTAAACCTTGTCACAGTTATTGATCCTATGACCGGGCAAGAAGTACAGACCGAACAAGTCAACGACATGGACGTTGAATACTACAAACCTTCGGGATACCCCTTGATTTTAAGGAAAAACATATCAAGAGACCGCTATCTGTTAGGTACTTCGGATGTTAACGCTATAAGAGATCATCAGGAGACCATCAAAAAGCTGG